GGGTGGTCGACCCCCCCTCCGATCTTTTCGATAAAAGATCTTCTAAGACCTACTTCGTCCCAGTCGAAGTACAACTGGGTTTTTCTGCCTGGGACCATACCACTCCTAGGTGTATGGTTGGCTCAATTTTTCCAAACTCGTATTAACGAGCGGAGGAACTGTAAAAATCCGACATCTTGGCGGATTAGTGCTCCCCTCACCCCCCTACTTTAGGCATGGGGGGTGAGAACCGGGATCCCTATTCTGTCCACTAGTCCCGTGAGGGATAATGGATAATAGAGATAGCCCGCCCGTTATTAAGTTTGGAGAAACAGGGTCAGCTGGTATCGTGCCGGCTAAATCCGGACCCCCTTTCGTACGACTCATTTTGAGTGGCCAAAAAGGGCGGAGATCGGCCCGACCTCAGCTTAAATCTGTTACCGAGCAGGTTACACAAGCGAGTTAGGGTACCTCTCCTATCGGAGTAGGACCTCGAGCCCCTGATAAATAGGGGGCGGAAGGCCTGAAACGATAGTGAAGTAAACTTTCTCTGCCCGGGGTCCATCCAATGCTCACATCTGAGTACGATATGGCAGGCGGGGGAACCCCTACACCCTTTCACGGTAAAGAAACCTGTTTCTTTCGGAAAAGGTAGAGTCTTAATTGACTCGCGAGTTCCGCTAGTCCAGCGGGGCTGCTTGTGGCATGCCTACAAGTTGAACAAACTAAGTGGACAACTTCCAATCTTACGCAATGCGAAATACACCAATTCTGTTTCAGAATTTTGAGCATCCGCTTTACTCTCAGATTGAGACTTCTAAAGCTCGAGGCCGATTCGTGGTTGTAGATCCGATGGATCCTGATGGTCTATTGTATCTCACTCGCCGCGAATACTTCGAGTTGATGAAGGTCCAGGCCTCCGTTCAAGATCCTCTAATTATTCTTGCACGACCTGAAGACGTGATTACCAAAGGCGGTAAGTCTGATGACGATACTCCATCAGCATCTCCCTCCCAGGGAGGTTCAAAACCTTCTTCCTCAACTAGTTTAGTTGGATCAGTCGGTCCATCGAAACGTGAGTATCACACTTCTGCCTTCCAAGAGGCTCGGCGTAATCCCCTTTATAGTTTTTCAACACTACTGGATCCCACAGACTTTTCAGTATCGAAAGTTACTGGTCGGGGAGCCACGGGGCGAAAGCTTCGGCACCTAATCGAGGATTGGGGTAAAACCCTTTCTCTCAGATTAGGATACGGATTGTCCAATCCGTCCATTACCCGTGATCTTCACACAGTCGGGCTGTATTTTCAGAAGATTTGGGCCCATGAGGGCCCATCTGGAGCAGTTACCCGGATGAAGGTTACAGTTTACTGTATTAATTCCTACATCGCAGGGTCTCCGCTTCAGAAGACGCACCACCTTGGTGCTGACGTCTCTCTGATTCACGGCCTTCCCGCGCTACTACCACTGGCTGTACGTCAGAAAATCCGCGCTCGGGATACTAAGGCAATCCGGCTTTGGGTCTCGGTACTCTCTCTTTACAAGGGAATTGGAGGATACTCCACTATCCCAAGTTTTGAGACGATTACCGCCCCTCCGTCGGATTTGGATTTTGCCCCCTACCAAAAGTTCACTGGAGCTTTTTGGCAGTGGTTAAATCCTAAGTATTCCCTGCCGAGATGGGCGGACGGCAAGATGTTGTATTTACGGACCGCTGGTCCGAACAATGCACTCTCTATACTGTCCGCCCCCTTCGACGCGTACGCCTGGGAGACACAACGGACGAATCACCTTACCCGGTTTCTAGATGCGACCGGAATGGAGTCTATTCGAAGTTCGTATGACCAAATCCTGGCTTCCTATCTCAAGGAGAAAGAAGCCCGGCTGGTCTTACGATCAAATCTGTCCCCTCGAGTCCGTAAATCAGTTACAGAAACCCCTATCCTGGGGCGTCTGTCTCTGAAATACGAACCCGCTGGTAAGATTCGGGTATTCGCAATTGTCGATGTGTTCACACAGTCGGCCCTTCGGCCATTACATGACTGGATGTTCAATCTACTCTCGCGTCTATCCGTCGATGCGACTTTCACGCAGGAAACCTCGACCGCACAGTTTGCGTCTAAGTTTGCCTCAGAGTCTATCTATTCATTCGATCTCTCTAGTGCGACGGATTTAATTCCGTTCGCACTAACGAAATCGGTGTTTCGATGGGCCCTGGGCTCTTGGGCGGACCTGTGGGGCTCACTTCTAGTCGATCGAGACTTTCAGATCCCAGATGGGACTTCCAAGATTCGATATACTAGAGGTCAGCCAATGGGAGCCTTATCATCCTGGTCATCGCTTGCTATCACTCACCATTGGTTAGTGCAGCAAGCGGCTGTCCGAGTTGGTAAGTTCCCATTCTCGGATTACCTCGTGTTGGGTGATGATATCTGTATCGCCGGTTCGATTGTTGCTAATAGTTACGTCGAGGTCTGTAAAGACCTTGGCGTTCCTATCAACAACAAGGGGATTGTCTCTCCTCGGTCTGAAGACCGGAGTTCGATGGTTAACTTCGCAAACCAAATTATTTGCGGGGAAACCAATCTTTCTCCGATCCAAGTCCGAGAGGAGATAGCCGTACGCTCAGTTAGCGCACGGTGCGAATCCCTCTGTCGGTTGATCCGTAGAGGAGTGCTTGATTACCACTCCCCTCGGTTTCTTCCTTCAGCGTTCCGGGCGAGTGTAACTTCCACTCACCAGCTGGAGAGTGGTCTCGATCAGTTCTCCCGGGGATTACTCCCCGGGGGGTTTGATGAAGTGTTAACCTCGCTTCTCCGACCCACTCCAGACAAAGTCTGGAGCGGGTACAAAGAAGCCCCGCTATCATATATCTACCTCCGCCATTTGGCGGGGCTGGATATTTTAGGGGGATGGGTGCACTACAACAAGGTGCCTACCTTGTTGTCTGATAAACGCATCTCTGGAGTAGAGATGTTTGATACGTTCAACCAGATTTCCCAAATAATATGGAAATCTTCTGGGCGTATCGTAACCGACGCTATGACATTCCAGAACATTGTTCCGGATATGTCAGCGCTATCACGGTTATATCAGGATGTTATCAAACCCGACGGCCGATCCAACCGTCAAACTGCCGCCAGTTACCTGGTAGCCCTCCCTCTCATCGGAGAATACCTAGATTCATTAAAATCTAAGTTCAACCGAGAGTGGGAATCCACCACGTATGCTGGAGTAGTCGAGAGCCATGAGAAAATGATCCGATTCATACTTTCCTCGGGGGAAGTACGATTCGGTGATTTTTTAGAATTGCTCAATTCCTACCTTGAGGCGTTGGATGCTCATTATGAGTACCCAACTATCCTCTCGGGGGAGAATCGTATCACTCGCCGGTCCTGGGGGGACCTGACCGGTAAGTCGAATGATCGATTCCGTCCTCACTCTGCTAATTTCCGCGAAGAAATTATTTTTTCGCGGCTCTTAAACGGAGCGGGGAACGATTGGCTAGCCACTCATTTCTCGTACGATGAGTGGGCTACGCCCGAGGAGCAAACTACAGCTTTCAATTTTCGCTTCCTAGAAGGATTGTCGAAAACCGACCGGATTCTCGGGGTTGCCCCTCGGTCCGCTCGGTTCTTGCGATCCGTTCTAAGAAACGTTCCATTGAGAACTGCTCTAGGACTGAAGATCCAAGTATAGGGAACTTGGATATATTCTTCTGAAGGCCTGCTTCAACTCGAAGGGGTCGCGAAGAGGAAAAGGCCAAGCTCGGCACACAGTTCACCCGTAATTTGGGCGCTGCCGACCTCTCTCTGAGAGATAACGAACTTCTGCTTGGGAC